GTTTCAATCATAAACAACCCGAGGAGCTGTAGGTAATGACTTTAGATTTTTATCCTGACTTCCGAAGGGAGGGAGGTGCAAGTAGATGAGACGACGTTTGACAAAAGTTGCAGATCCATATACGATGAATCAAACTCGTGTGGATCCTGGACAGGCTTATCAAGATTCAAATGACAACCCGAGTGGATGGGCAGAGGATCCAAATAACTCCACTCCCTGGAAGAATGAGAAGCGCGATGAGGTAGGAAAGGCTGCTAGCTTACAGAAGGCAGCTTTCGAGCGCGAACACATGGACAAGAAGGCTAGCGTATGCTTGAAGATAGCCGAGGCCATGTTACCAGGTGGTTCCGAACTTGACATTCGTGATCAAGCTTTGGACCTAATGGAACTTCCAGATCAAGTAGTAGTATCCACCATTAACCGACTCCGCACTGCCGATGAGCTCGAGCTAGAGGCGGATGAGGAAGATGTAGAGCTAGTTGAAGCTGAGGAAGAGTACGATGACGACCTCGTTGAAGCGGCAGAGACGCTTGAAGACGAGGAAGGTAATCTATATGTTGCCGATGAAGACGGTGACTTCTTCCTAGGTGACGACGGCGTTCTATATGCTAATGAAGACGTAGAAGCTGACGAAGAATTCGAAGCTGACGAAGAAATTGAAGCCGACGAAGTAATCCAAGACGAAGATGGAAACTACTACGTAGCGGATGAAGACGGTGATTTCTTCCTAGGTGACGATGGAGTTCTCTACGCCGATGAAGAAGTAGAAGCTGACGAGGAAGTTGAAGCCGACGAAGAAGTAGAAGCTTCTGAAGACGGTACTCTACAGGACGAAGAGGGAAACCTTTACGTAGCTGATGAGAACGGTGACTTCGTTCTTGAAGCAGATGAAGATGGTTCTCTATATCTAGCTGAAGCTGACTGCGATGACGACGACGATGAAGACGATGAAGAGGACGACGACAAGGAATCTGCTGAAGAGATTGAAGCAGCCGAGTTCGAGTTCGAAGATGGTCTTGGCGACGAAGATCCAATGCTTACCGCTGAAGATGAGACTACTCTAGCTTCTCTATTTGAAGTTGAGACAGTTACCGCCAGTGCCCCTGAAAAGGGTGTACAAAAGTTGGGAGGCGGAATTAGTAAAGTAGCCTCCGAAAACTTTGACTCAGTTCGATCCCTACAATCTTTGTGGGAAGATCGTAACGACCATTTTGACGTATCAGATCAATTCTGATTGGAGGTGAAACCCTTATGACTCTAAAGATCCTATATGTAGGACACAGAAATTCACTCCAAGACGTAAAGCCAAGTGCGATTGCATCAATCCTTGGAGGAAGCGTTTTGGCACAAGATGCTTCTGGATTATTGGAACTGTGCGACGGTGATACACAAGAGCCTCTCGGCCTTGCAATCAACCCAGCAGCGGGAAATCCTTTTGAATCCAGCAGCGCAGTAGGAAGCGGCAAGGCACCATACGTTATGGGTATGGGAGTAGTAGAAGTTGACGCCGATGGATATGACGCAGCAATCGTTGGTGTAGTTACCTTTGGTGACCCACTATATTGCGGCTCAGTTGGAAGTGGTACCCGTGGATTGCTTCAAACCACCGCGGAATCCGTTGACACCGTAGTCGGAATTTGCACCCGGCCTCCTACAGTAAGCAACCCATTCATGGAACTAGCCCTTCGGGTCTAAGTTTTAAGAGGAGGACATAGAAATGACAAAAGTTCCGAACGAAGTAAAGCAACGAGTTATTTCAGAATATCTCAAGACTGCCCAGGGGCGTCGCAAGATTGCGGCTAGCATGATCCAGCCTCTACGTATTCGTAGAGACTATAGTTCAGTTGGTCGTAAGACTTTCTTGGTTGAGCAGCTACCAGATGGTGCTCTTCCAATCTACGATAGAGATCCGGACGTTACTGCATACGTAATCGGTGAAGAAGGCGAGAACATTCTTGCTATTCAGAAGCCACGTAGAGTAATCTTCCCTCTATTCGAGATTGCATCTAACCCTGAAATTCCGCTAACCCAGATCAAAGAACGTCGATTCGATCTTATCGAACGATCTCAAGATCTTGCTAAGGCTGAGATCCAGGCAGCAGAAGACGATCGCGTATTCGCGATCATGGATGCTATCGCCAGCGCAACTACTAGTCCAAACCCGGACATTCCAGTAGTTGCTCCGATTACTCCATCTGTTCTTGCGGACGCATTCGCAGACGTAGAGCGTCACGACCTTCGAGTCGCTCGAGTTTATTTGAATGCTAAGGATTACACCGACATCCGTAAGTTCGGTCGAGATATCTTGGATATCGAGTCTCAGAGAGTGTTGTTGAACACTGGTCTCCAGGCCAACCTCTGGGGTGCTCAGATCCTAGTATCAAGAAGAGTACCGGTAGGCTATGGTTACGTTTGCGCAGAACCAGAATTCTTTGGACGTATTCCAGTACGTACTGAGTTGACTGTACTAAGCGCTGACGATCCAAAGGCACGAACCATTGGATTCTCGATCTTTGAGAACCTTGCAATTGGTGCCCATAACGATCGTGGTCTTTCACGTATGGTAATCACTCGATAATCTAGCCTAAAAGGTGGATTAGTAAAACCCCGGGACTGGTGTCTCGGGGTTTTATTTTGTCCTGGTTAGCAAGCATGAGTTTATCTTAGTCTAGTTTCAGAGGTCGCTATGTTATACTACGATTATATGATAGTTGAGTGCCCGTATTGTGAAGATGAATTCCAG